AAAAAAAGCCCCGTCGAGGAAACGGGGCTAGACCACTTGCGGAAGGGTTTACGCTTGTGGCATCCTTAGTTTGCGTACATAGGATGAGGAAAATTATACAGCAATCTAGCTGTCTGTATACTCATAACTCCTCATCCCACCTCAGTACGCCTAGTTGAGCCTAGTTAAATAGTGCTGTCGCAGGTGCAGCTGCTCACGAAAGCCGATTCATTCCTACGACCTTTAGAGGCGGGGACGAACAGTGGTTATGTTGCCAAGTAGTAAGGGCGCGGTTTGGCAGAGCCGTAAATTTTCTGCACTGATACTGTATGAATGATGGACTAGCTAGATACTTGTATAGGGCAACAACCGCCTCTAATGACCCCTATTGTCTAAAAAAAGGAGAAGGGTATGAACGCAGTAAAGTCAGCAGATGATTACAAAATGCGCTGGAAGTGCATGGACAAAGGTTGCTACCTCGACAAGGTAGAGCCAAGGCTTTGGGACTTTCAGCACTGCTTTCCTAGGAATATGAGCATGGGCGACATAGACGGCATTGTCGAAATCAAAGGTAACTTCTTAGTCGTCGAGTGGAAAAGTGTCGGCGGTAAGCTAACGACAGGTCAGCACATCTTGCTTAAAAACCTAACCGCCATGAGTAGCAATATCATCGCCTATGTCTTGTATGGCAACTCACAGACAATGGACGTGTACGAAATGCGCCGTTACTTCTGTGGTCAGTGGGAGGACACGCCTACTAATCGCGACCAGGTGGAGCACCTTTTTAAGTGCTGGTCACGGATGGCGTCGCTATGATTTGCAAAGATGGCACAGACTGGCAACCAACAGATGAGCAACTACTAGGATGGCAACACGCTTACCCTGACGTAGACGTATTTGCAGAGCTTAACGTCATGGCTGTGTGGTTAGACTCTAACGAGCCTAAGCGTAAGACTGAGCGGGGAATGCCCCGCTTTGTTAACTCTTGGCTTTCACGCGCAAATCAGAAAGGCGGGAGCCCCTTTGCACAGCAGGAGCAAGAACAGACGGGCAAAATACCGATGAAGCAGTGGACGCAGCTCGATGACCTGACCAACGATTTCTGTCAAAGCGAAGCATTTAGGCAGTCATGCCTTGAGAAGTACGGGCAGTACATGAGCTATGAAGGTGTGAGGGTGACGCGATGATGGGTGAATTCTGGCTAATCAAAGACCCGATAGAAATCAAAGACCGCATGGAAGCCTTCAAGAAATTTCTTGAAACGGAATGGTGCTGGGAAAAACCTGTAGCGTGGCAAGTAAAGGAGTACAAGCCACGTCGCTCGCTTAGTCAAAACGACCTATTCCATGTGTGGGTCAGAGACATGACACGGCACTTTAAAAAGCGCGGCGGGTTCACGGGCACTGAGGACGAATTGAAGCTCATGCTGAAGTATAAATTCCTCGGCACTGAGGATGTAGAAGTCGGCAATACGACGATACCCGCACAGGTACGCGGCACTTCGACGCTAGACAGGGGAGAAATGCTATACTTCATGCAACAAGTAGAGGCATGGTGTATCGACCTGGGGGTCAAACTCACACACCCTACCAATTCGGAGTACCGCAAACTCGGGGGATGAGGCATGAGCCTTGTGCAGTTTTGCAAGACCGAAAGGCAGAGAGAAGTTGTCAGCCGAGTAGAAGAAGGCAAGAGTCAGCGAGAAATAGCTGAAGAGCTGGGTTTAGGTCGTGGCACTGTAAGAGGGCACCTTGCGGCGGTTAGGGCAGTAGCCGCGAAGCAAGGGTATAGCCCCGAGCATGACTACACGCACCCAGTACCTGACGGCTTTACAGTCAGGGGTGTCTCGACGTACTACAACGACGAGGGCAAGCCTGTAGGCCAGTGGGTTAAGAGTCAAAGCGACAAAGAGCGGCAACTAGAGCTGTTAGTTGAGCGCATGGAAAACAGCCTCGAACTTGTTAAGCCGTTTAAGCCTACTAAGCCGCCAAAAAAATCAGACGACAGCTTGCTTTCACTTCTGACGATTACGGACTTTCACGTTGGTTCGGCATGTTGGGAAGCCGAGACGGGCGACAACTTTGATACTAAGATAGCCGCAGACATATTCCTTAACGCTATGCACGACATGCTTGCAGCCTGTCCTAACTCTAAAACAGGGATGCTAAACATACTAGGGGACTTCATCCACTTCGATGGCATTAACCTCCAACCAGTCACCAGCGGAAATTTTCACGTACTAGACGCTGATACGCGCTACACGAAGATTGTAGACGTAGCCATGTCGATAGTACGGGAAGCTGTCAAAATGATGCTCAAGCGATTTGAGCGCGTTGTGGTGGTGGTTGCAGAGGGTAACCATGACATTAGCTCTAGCGTCTGGCTACGCAAGTACATTAAGCACTTGTTTGAGAATAGCCGCGTAGAGGTCATCGACAACCCGTTTCCCTACTACGCTTATCTGCACGGCAACTGTATGCTGGGCTTCCATCACGGTCACAAGATGAAGCTGGCCAACCTACACAAGCTATTCGCAAGCGAGCCACGATTCCGAGAAATGTGGGGCAAGGCGTCATCAGGTGTTTATATCCACATGGGTCATTATCACCATGAGCGAGTGATAGAGGACGGCGGAGCTATTGCCGAAATGCACCCGTCTCTCACTGGCAGGTCGTCATACGAGGCTCGTGGCGGCTGGATGTCACAGCGTGGCGCAAAGGTGATTACATACGATAAGCTAGAGGGCGAAGTACACCGCACTACCGTAAGGCCGCGCCTGTGATTGAAAAAATGCCTATCCTCTCTATGCCACTACCTGACGGCGGGCAAGTGGTTTGCAGAGTCGATGCGATAACAGCGGCAACAACTAACATGCGCAACAATGACATGACCGACGTTTACATTGAGGTCGCTTGCCCCGAGGGAATTACTATTGATGTCGATATTGACTCTTTTACAACGTCATGGCTTACGGCGCTTCTCACTACTATTGACGACTGGCGACTCGACCGTGAAATGCACTGACTGCGGTAAGGGTATGCAGCCGCAATTCACTGGCGACAACGGCAAACTACGAGGCTGGTTTTGCGAGTGTGGCAACTGGGAAAAGGCCATACTGCGCGAGCGTCAATTCACCAAAGAGACTTATTATGTCAATCAGCAGAACAAACGCAGACATAGCCTTTAGCAAGGCAGTACGAGCTAGAGATGGCGCTTGTCTTTACTGCGGTACTGACCAGTCATTAGAGTGCGCGCACATTTACGGTCGCAGAAACAAAATTGTCAGATGCTCTATGGATAATGCAGTGACACTTTGTCATTCTCATCACCGATATTTCACTGAAAACCCTTTGGCGTTTGCAGGCTGGCTCGAAATTACGCTAGGCGCAGGCCATCTGGAACTACTGACAGAAAAAATGCGTGGCAGGCTAAAAATGACTCAGGCTGTGCGCAACGAAATAGCCAAGCACTACCGCGAAGAAGTGCGCAAGAAAGAGCGAAACCCTGACTACGTGATTGTTTCGTATAACTGATTGCTCGTATGGTATAATATGCACACAACAAGGGGATGTTGTTATGTGTATACAAAGCCAGCGGCAGTATTTCGGCGAGCGTCACCACATCGTCGTAACTGACAAAATCACAGAGCTACTTAATCGACTAGGTAGAGACAAGGGCATAGGCGAAGAGGAATACCTCAAGCGCCTTTCACGTCATCCGAACGAAGACCAATTTGTTGCAGAAATCGCTCGCCACTACGGGTGATTGAAAACAACTGTGTCAGGCCTGAGTTGATTCACCCTTTGCATTTAACAAAAAAAAGCAAAAAAGTGCTTGCAGCGGGCAAGTAGTGGGAGTAATGTTACTTACATAACCACTGAGGAGAAGGGAAATGGCAACAAGAGCAACTTATCGTTTCAACACTGGTCACACTGCTTACCATCATTGGGACGGCTATCCGCAAGGTGCTGCGCAGTTACTGGCGAATGCGCTTGTCAAAGGTGGCGACCTGACTTTCCAAGCTTTTTTGAATGCTAACGATAAAGCAGAAGAAACAGAAAGCCACGACATACACGGTGACACAGAGTACCGTTACAACATCTTGCGCAACAATGCAGGCGAATGGCGAGTCAAAGTGCTTGAGCGCATCGACTTTTCTGATAAATGGCGCATAGCGTTTTATGGTTTAGCTACTGATTTTTTCAAACAATACGGGGCGCTATGAAATGCGCAAATTTTCAGAGCAAATGACACTGACAGAGGTTGCCGCAGTTATGGGCATATCACGTCAGCGTGTAAAGCAAATCGAAACCGTAGCCTTAGAGAAGCTACGCAAGAATCCAAAAGTGAGGGGTTTGTATGAAGGAATTATCAACGGACGCTTATGCAGTAATTCTAGTGGGCATGATTATATTGGTGTTCATTCTGGGGATAGTAGGGCGCAGTGATTACGACGATGCGGTAGCGCAACAGGACATTTACTGCGAATTTGTAGAGCTATGGGGGCAGACAAATGGTAGGGACGGACATCCTGACTTTAGAGGGATTTACGAAACGGCTTGCACAGATGAACAGCGACGAGATTGAGGACACCATCATCGCAGTCAAAGCCGCACACGCTATGGCTAACCGACACAGGGAGGACATGGCTATATTATTTGACTACAGCATAGTGCCGCTCAAGGACAACGACGAGCCACCACTAGAGATAGTCAGGTACAAATTTCCAGCGTAGAGACGCATTGCCCGCACTTAGCGGGCTTTTTTTACCCCAAATAAATAGGCGTTATTTATTGTCCGCACGCTAATCGCATATATTGGTATAATATGCACGGGGGAACACTATATGTTGCAAACGGTAACTATAGATTGGCGGCCCGTAGTACAGGGCAGTATGCCAAGGAATGAAGGCACTTACCTCGTCGCATTTGACGACGGGGCAGTGGAGACATACCCCATGTCAGACCAAGACATCAAACGCGGAGAAGTAAGAGACGGGCAAACACATGGCCT